GAGAGCTGCCAAAAGAATAATGAAAATACTAAACAAATATCATGCTGATAAATCTTTTTGATGTTGAAGACCGTAAGCTTACTCCAAGTCATGCTTGTTATGCAATACCCTGGCTGGAACGTATAATGAAGCTATACCCAGATAATTACATACAGATCTACAAATACATCTTCTTTACTACTTGTCCTGATGGTACAGTCAACCCATATGTTAACCTCCCAGAGGATGAAAGAGAAGATGTTGTTATGTCCGATCTGGCACCTCTTACATTCTCTTTGGAAAATGAGGTCATATTAGATACAGTAAACAGGTGCAAAAAACTTTATGAAACACCGGTGCTCAGAACATTCTTAGGTGCTAAGAAGATGCTGGATAAAGTGGGTAGGTTCCTTGATGAAGAAGAGATCACTACTGGTAAAGACGGTAATGCCAGTGAGATAAGAGCTATGCTTAAAGAGTTATCTACTTACTGGGAAAACTTCAACAAGCTGGAGAATGTCCTCAAAGAGGAACATGCTAAAGTAAAAGGTGACAGGGTAATACCTTTCCATCAGCAAGTAGGTTATAAAGAAACTAAAACTTATGAGTAACGGTAAACCAATAGTAACATTTGTAGTAATTACCTATAAGGAACAATGGGAACCATACATGTTCATAGGTATGCTCAAGTGTATGAAGAATCCTAACTGGAAAGCAATTATATGGCATGATGGACCTAATCCTGAAATGAGAGCCATCTTTGAGGCCTTTGGTGATGAGAGGATACAGTACATAGAGAATGAAGAGAACAAGGGTTCCTGGGGCTGCTACAACCGAATGGAAGCACTCAAGATGGTTGACACAGAATTTGTTATACAGACCACTATCCAGGAGTACTACTTACCAATAACAGTTGATATCATAGAGGAGTTAAAATCTAATGACCTGATCTACTGGCCATGTATACATCACTCATTTGGCTATGGTATCTTAAATGCAGAACCTGTTCGTGGTAAAATGGATTGGAGTAACTTTGCTTTGAAATCACACATTGCAAGAAAGGTAGGTATCAAACATCCTGATGCATATATGGCAGATGGTTTATTTATAGAAGATGTAATGGCTTCCAATCTTGTAAAGAAGAAAATGAAACTCAACAGAATACTAAACGTAAAAAACTAATGAAAGAAAAAGTAGCAATCTGTCTTATAGTAAAAGATGAACCGGAAATGATTCCTGAGTTTATAGATTACTATTTAAAGCTGGGAGCAGATACAATTATTATTTATGACAATGAATCTGTAGAGCCAGTTACTTCAGAAAATCCTAACGTAATTGTTTGTAAATGGCCATCTGTTTGGCCAGGTAACCAAATGAAGGCATATTATGATTGTGCTTCTCGCTTCAAGAATGAATATAAATGGATAGGCTTTTTTGATTCCGATGAATACTTGATTCTTAAAAAGCACAATAACATTAAAGACTTTCTTGCTGAATATGAACAACATTTAGGTATTGGTATTAACTGGTTATGTTTTGGTTCTTCTGATATAGAAACACATGTTTCACATGCTGATTATAATAGACACTGTAAATTTACTGATCCAATTAATAGTCATATAAAATCTATTGTAAAACCTGAGTACATATCAAGAGTACCAAATGATCCTCATTATATTTTAAATGGAATTGTTAATACATCAGGTAAATTATTACATGGTGCTCTTTGTCCTTTTATTAATGATGTTGCATATATCAAACATTGTATTACAAGAACAATGGAAAATTATATAAAAAAAACAAAAAAAGGTAGGGCAGACATTGCTCAAAAAAATGCAAACTTTAGGGCAGAGAGTAGATGGGAAGATCACTATAGAACATTTAACGAATGTCAGGATGAAAAGAAAATTTGGTTATAAAATAGATAAAAATGAAAGTAACATTTGTAGCATTAGCATTTAATGAAATTCTTAGTAATCGACCATTACTTGATTCATTAATTATGCAAAGTGACCCAAACTGGGAACTGATCATTTACCACAATGGTGCATCTTCAGAGATGAGAACTTGGGCAAATAGTTATAATGATCCAAGAGTAAAATATTTTGAAACAGAAGTTAATAATGATAATGCCTGTTTGAATAGATTAGATGCAATAAACAATCTTGTTACTACACAATATATAATACAAACATCTATCCAAGACTATTATCTGTCTTGGGCAGTTGAACTTATTCTTAAAAGGTTATCTGAAACAAAAGCTGATTTTTGTTATTGGGATTCTATTAATCATTTATGTGGACACTGTGTATTAATTACAGAAATGAAGATGTCTTATATCGATTGGGGTAATTTTTGTATTTTAACAGAAGCAGCCAAGCAGATAGGAATACCGGGTATTCAACCAAAAATAAGAAGAGAGGATGATTGGTATACTGTAGAAAAAGGATTGCAAATGAATCTGTTCAAAAATATAACAAAGATAAATAATGTACTTACAATTCATAATTAAGTACATTGAGTAAAAGTAAAAAATGAGCATTCTATATAGAAACATACCGACAAGAGAGGAAGATGGTAGCTGGGGGTATACTCGGTTTGAGACTAAAGAAGAGTTCAGAGACTTTGTAAAAGGTCTCTTTAAAGTACCGGGTAAATATGATTTTGATCAGGTAGCAATTGAAGAGTTCAGCAAACATGCCAGAGCATTTATGGCAAAAGGTATGTTTTGTGATGCTCCAAGAATGTCAAGAGATTACATAGATTACTGGGATAGTGAACGAGAGAAGTGTAGGAAAGGTGTTATTATAAAAGGTAGCCGGGGGCAGGTATGGTATCTTCCGAGGTTTCTGTATCACTGGTTGAACTTCTTACAGATCTATAATACAGTACGTACAAAGTTTGAGTTTCCTGGCCTTAGAGATGTACAGTATCACATGGCTCTCTATGAGTTTCTGGCAGAATTACATGGCATGAATGTTGCCATAGTTAAGAAGAGGCAGATGGCTTCTTCTTATTTTCATATAGCCAAGCTCTACAACAAGTACATCTTTGAGGAAGGTTTTGTGGCCAAGATAGGTGCATCTGATAAGAAGTATATAGATTCTACCAATGGTTGCTGGAAGTTCCTTACCCAGTACCACAACTTTACAAATAAACATACAGCATGGGCATGTGGTAACTTTCCTGATAAGGTATTCTCCTGGCAGCAGAAAGTTGAAACAAAAACTCCGGATGGTCGTAAGGTAGAGATTGGTACCATGGCAACTATTACCGGTATCTCTTTTGATAAAGATCCTGTATCTGGTGTAGGTGGTGCCTGTAATGAAATGTTCTACGAAGAAGGTGGTGTTGCACCAACTGCAGATATTACATACGGTTACATGAAATCGGCAATGAGGCAGGGTACTACAGTTACCGGTGTTTTTACAATAGCTGGGTCAGTAGGTGACCTTTCTCAATGCGAACCTCTGAGAGAGTTTATAATGAGTCCTGAGAGTAATGGTTTTTATCCTATAGAAACTGATCTCCTTGATGAAAATGGATCTACCGGGATCACAGCCCTTTTTATTCCTGAACAGTGGAGTTTGACTGGTGAAGGAGAAACAAACTTTACAGATGAGTTTGGTAATTCAAAAGTAGAAGAAGCTCTTGTATATCTCAATAAAGAGTTTGACAGAATGAGAAGAACAATGAGTGAGGAGAAATACCAACTCGAAGTTTCTCAGAGACCAAGAAACATTGCAGAGGCATTTGCAATGAGAAGCATTTCAAAGTTCCCGGTTCAACATACAGCTAGTCAACTAAGACGTATTGAGGAAAATGAATATGCAATAGAATACGTTGACCTGATTAGAAATAACAAGAATGAGATAGAGGCATTGCCCTCTGAGAGAAGACCAATTAATCAGTTTCCTTTACCAATGAAGACAGCAGACAAGAAAAGCATTGTCTGCATACATGAGCATCCTGTAAAAAACTCCTCTCACGGAACTTATATATGTGCAATTGACCCGGTAGAAGTTGGTAAAACAACTACATCTGCATCTTTGGCATCTATAGTTATGTACAAGATGGATACAGAAGTTATTACAGAGGAGGTGTTTAAAAAACAGATTCCAAAAAGCAAAGAGGGTGGCGTTGAACTTGAATGGGGACCAGTTAGTTCTAAAAGGCCGGTACAGGAAAAACCAGAAGTAAAAGTAACCTCTCATATAGAAGGTGGAAAGATTGTTGCATACTGGTGTGGTCGTTTTGATGATCCAAATGAAACCAATGAATACATATCAAGATTAGTTGAATATTATAATGCTCGGGCCTTGTGTGAAAATAACAAACCTGGGTTTATTAATTACATGAGGTCAAAGAAACGTCAGAAGTATCTGGTCTTTAAAGATGAGATGATTTTTGACAAAGAGTTAGAAATGAAACTAAGTGGCAATGAAAGATATGGTATTACAATGACACCCCGGCTTTGGAAAGTTTTGTTGGAATATGCAATTAACTCATTATCGGAAGTAATGTATGAGGAAAGAGATGAGGAAGGAAATGTTACCAAGATACATTATGGAGTAGAGAGAATAACTGATCCAATGGTTCTTAAAGAGATGCAGGTGTATCAGGATGGTATGAATGCTGACCGATTAATCTCTTATGCACTGTTAATGGCCTATGTAAAGATATTACAAGCTGCTGGCAGAATGAGGAAGAAAGTGGAAAGATCAGATGATAAATTGGAAAATCCGTCAAAATTAGTTACATTTAAAGGGGCAGATAGACCATTATTTCAAAATATTGGTAGATCGGGTAATGGGAATATGATGAAAGCAAATCGTAATCCTTTCAAAAACATTAGATAAAATTAAAGCTATTTATATATGGCAGTGTTAAATGCAATGCAGCTAAAGGCTGGAGCAAAAGTTGAACCATTATATGGTAAGACTCTTGGTGGTATATACCAGCCCTACCAGATGCTGCCAATGAAAGAAAAGGATCCACAGTGGACAGCACAGTGCATGGATTATATTGAGTGGACTGGTATGAGACAACTCAAAAGAGTTGCAGGTAAGATGCTCAAGAACTATAAACTGGCCAATGCTCAAATTGAAAAAAGTGATTATATAATAGCCGAAAGTGATTATTCTGAAGTAATTGAACCTCTTATCAAAGAGGATGTATCTGCTCTTGAATTGAAATTCTACCCTATTATTCCTACAGTTGTTGATGTTCTTACCAATGAGTTTTCTAAGAGATACTCTCGTATCACTTTTGAAACAAGGGATGAACAGAGTGCCAATGAGATGTTGCAAGAGAAATATAAAGAAGTTGAAGAAGTTCTTATACAAAAAGCAACTGCACAACAACAGGGTAAGTTAATGGAAATGGGAATGCAACCAGACTCTGAAGAAGGTAAACAGATGATGGATCCAAGTACTATTAAGAGCTTACCTCAAATTCAGAATTTCTACTCAAAGGATTACAAATCAATGTATGCTGAGTGGGCAGAACACCAAATGGTTGTTGACAATGATAGATTCTCAATGCCGGAACTGGAACGTCAGAACTTCAGAAACTCTTTAATAACTGATAGAGAGTTTTGGCATTTTATAATGAAGGATGATGATTATGAATTAGAAACATGGAATCCTACACAAACCTTCTATAGAAAAAGTCCCAACGTCAGATACATGTCTGATGCTGCTTGGGTAGGTATGATTACCTTAATGACAGTGCCGGAAGTAATTGATAAGTACGGCTGGATGATGAGCCAGGATCAGATGGAAACACTGAACTCACTTTATCCGGTAAGAGGTGCAATGTACACACAAACCGGTATGGGTAATGAGAGTGGTGCATTTTATGATCCTTCAATGTCTTATGAATGGAATACTCAAGGTCCGGGTGTGGGAATGAGGCAGTTCATGAGTGCTTACAATACATATAAAAGTAACGGTGATATTATACGTTGGATCCTTGATGAGAATGAGGATCTTCAGGATACAGATTCTGCATACCTTGTAAGGGTTGCTACTATTTATTGGAAGACTCAACGTATGATGGGTCACCTAACTAAGATAGATGAAATTGGTAATGTTATCCAAGAGATTGTAGATGAGACTTATAAAATAACAGATAAGCCTATATATAATACATTAGTTTTTAAAGAGAAAAGTAAAGATAACTTGATCTTTGGGGAACACATTGATTGGTTTTGGATGAATGAATCATGGGGTGGTTATAAGATAGGTCCAAACATTCCCGGTTTTATTGGTATGAATAATCCATCAGGTTTTGCACCAATGTACGTTGGTATGACCGGTGGTATTCCTGGCAGACTGAAGTATCAATTTAAAGGTAGTAAAACAACTTGGGGTTGCAAATTGCCGGTAGAGGGTCGTGTATTTAATGATTACAATACTCAAAGCAAATCATTGGTAGATAGACTGAAACCATATCAGGTAGGTTACAACATGGTATTGAATCAGATACAGGATATTCAAATAGATGAGCTTGGTACCATCATAGTATTTGACCAAAGGACATTGCCTAAAAATTCAATGGGTGAGGATTGGGGTGAGAATAATATCCAAAAAGCTTATCTGGCAGCTAAGAACTTTTCAATGATTCCAATAGACACATCTATTCTGAATACTGAAACTGCTATTCAACAGATGCCTTTCCAGAAAATAGACATGAGTCAGCATGAAAGGATCATGTCAAAGATCAGACAGGCTCAATGGATTAAAGAAGAAGCATTGTCATCTATAGGTCTAAACCCCCAAAGAATGGGTACACCTATTGATAAGTCAGAAACTGCTACAGGTATAGAGCAAGCAATTGCTGCTTCATATGCTCAGACAGAACAATACTTTATCCAGCACTCAGATGAACTGATGCCAAAAGTGCACCAGATGAGAACTGACCTGGCTCAATTCTACCAATCAACAAACCCTTCTATACGTCTACAGTATGTAACCAAAGATGATGAGAAGGTAATGTTTATGCTCAATGGAGAAGAATTGATAGGTAGAGATATAAATGTTACTTGTCATACAAGAGTAGGTATGCGTAACATCCTTGAGAACATCAAACAAATGATGCTCAAAGACAATACTACCGGCACTACTCTCTGGGATAGGATCAGAACTATCAAAGCCGATGATATGGTTGATCTCGAAAACGGTCTGAAAGCAATGGAAAACCGTTACGAAAAAGAACAAGCAGAAAGATCTCAACAGGAGCAGCAAGCACAACAAGCAGAACAGGAACACCAGATACAGTTACAGCAACAGGCACAGCAGTTTGAAGCTGAACAGAAACAACTGGATAGAGATGCACATATACAAGAAGCAGAAATTAGAGCTGCTGGTTTCTCGGGTTCAGTAGATATTAATCAAAATAAACAAAACGATTATTTGGATAATTTGAAGTTTATACAAGGTCAACAAGAGTATTCAGGTAAAATAAATCTTGAAAAAGAAAAGCATTTAGTTAATACCAGATTAAAAGAAACTGATCAGCAAATACAAATGAGAAAGATATCTGAAGAGGGTAGACGTACAACTGCAATGCTAAAAGTTGCAAAAATTAATGATAA